TGCGGTAGAAGTTTTATCTCCACCAAAGTCAATTGTTGCAACTGATCTATCACCATTGGTGTCGTTATAAATCATACAACCTCTAGCAGTAACTGTAGCTGTACCAAATGTTAAATCTACGAAGTCTGTAAAACCAGTAGTACCACCGCTAGTAGGTGCTACTTTAGTTAAAGCTGCTCCTCCAGATGAGTAATTGGTTCCAGTTGCTTGCCCTGTAGTGGTAAAAGCTGTGGTAGCTGCGCCTAATGTAGCTGAACTTGTATATAAAGCTAATTTAAAAGCGTTGCCATTAGTAGCAAAATTATGTGTTGCTGCAAGCAGTTCTGTTTTAAAACTGGTTGTAAGTGTTGATGTAATTGCCATTTTAAATACCTTTGATTATTTTAGCTAAATCTTTAGCATCTCCTTGCATTAATTCTTGAATTAAAGATGCTTTATAAGATTTTATAGCATTTTTAATATATATCAAAGAAACTTTGTAAATTAAATCTTGGTAAGCTCTGGCTTGATCTTTAATGTGTTGTTCATTTTCATCAGAGTAACCAACTATTTTATCGGTTAATTGTTTTGCCCAGAACTCTGGAGGATGACCGCCATAGTTTGTAGTAGCAACTTCTATTATTCCTAAATCTGGCAATCCACTAGGAGTTAATTGATCTACCATTTTTTAGGCTCTGGAGAATATAAATGATCATCATTTCTGCCTATAAGAGTAGGTTGGTGATATTTTTTAATTACTTCTAACTGGCTCATTTTAGAAACTTTTAAAACGTTATTGTTTTGTATAACTACTAATGGGTCACTAAGCCTATGGTATCCGTATAACTTTTGTTCTGCCGGAACGTTGGTGTCTAATAATCCGCTGGTAGCTGCAACTTCTATTTGTATGCCTTTTTCTATACATTTTGATAACCAAAACTCTACACAAGCTCTACCAGATTCTGCAAAGTGTAAATTTCCTTGATAGCTAAAGTCTATTCCAAATAATTTAATGTTTGAAACATTATTCCAATACGCAAAAGCAATTGCATAAGCAACTGTATTATTTAAATAATAACTATTAGTTTCTGTTAAAACTTCTTCTATAGGGTACTCAACTAAACCAGGACAACGTTTATCTAGCTCACAAGTATAAATTGGTCCTTTGTGTTCTTTTAACATTTTAGCCATACTTTTTGTTTGGCCACCAGCATCATCGCTATCTAAAAATCTTGACGCGGGATCCATCATAAATACTCTGTCGTGATAAATTACAGAGGCTACTCCATTAATAGCCCAAACTTCATCAAAGTGAACCCCATGAGATTTAGCCAGGTTATAGTCAAACCAACTTTTTCCCAGGCCAACAACAGCCACAGTTTTACCTGCAAGTTTTTTAATCTTCTTCATTTTCTCTCCTTTTTAAGAAACAGGACTTCTTAAAGAATCATAACGATATTCGTCTTTTCTTCCTCTTGCCTCTGCTTGATTCTTTAGTCTTAAAACTTCTAAATTAAATCTTTGATCGTACAATTGCATTAAATCTGCATCGCCTTTCATAAAAGTATAAGCCTCAACTAAACAACCGTATAACAAAGCATTTCTTGCATTTTTAGAAATCCAAGTGCCAGTTGTGCTAGATGTAAGGCTTGTTGGCATGTAAAGGTAATGTAATTCAACGTTATAATTTAAATTAGGAACAGGAGACACTATTAAAGTAGATCCGTTATCTGTTCCAGTAGAAAGTTCTTTATCAAAATCTGCATAATACAACGGTTTTCCTCTTTCTGACTCTGCAACCGCATCGTCAGAATACGCACGCATAAAACTTGTGTGTTTTTTGTCCAGGTAATGATAATCGTTGGTGCTGTTTATTACAGCTAAAGAAAAACTCATTAAAAAATCAGATGGGGCCGTTAAATAAGTATTTCCAGCAGTTAAATTACCAGTAACATTTTTTCTAAAATAATCCAGTTGTATTAATTGAAACAACCTATCTTCAGCACTAATAATAAAATCATTTAAAGTAGAAACAAAAGTTGTCTCTTCGTTTTCTGTATAATTTTGTATTAAAGTTTTTAATTCAGCTAATGTCATGATGTTCTAATTGTAACTGTACCTACTGAACCTGTCACTTTACTTACTACAAATTTAGATCCTAATAATGCTGGATTCATAGTTAAAAAATTTATACTGGTGTCAGTAAAGTTATTTGCATCACTTACCACAACAAATCCTTCTCCAACTTCCACATCATTATTAGGTCTAGGATCATAAAGAGATTCGGGATCTGAAGGCGCTTTGTGAACTTCTAATTGTGGATGTTTAGGCTCAAAACATTCAGAACAAACTTTTGCTCCGTTCCATTCTTTTGTTAATGTAAGTAATTTATATTCAAAACCACATCTATCACAAAGACCTTTTGCAAATTTACCTAAAGCATAAGCCATTTTACAATCCAGATATGTAAGGTCGAACCCTAAAAGAAGCCCTGTCTTCATCTTGATCCGCAGCTCTTCTAAATTCTTCTTCGTAAATAGCTTTTAATTGTGGGGTTAATTGAGGAGCTTTTTTAAGAGATAAATAATAAGCTAAACCTGCTACAAAACAAGGGTAAAACCTAAAAGGCATGTCCATAGTGTTTATTGCTTTACTAGCAACATCCATTTTTACAAGTTTATTAAACAATAAAATATCAGTAGAGTTTTCTGGTGCTGGCCATATTTTTATAGCTGGCGTTGTTAATTTATCAAAAAAGAATTGTGATGGCCTGCCTTTTGTTTCTTTGTTGGGAATATTAGTAAATTCAGATCTACTAATTCTATTCATACTAATATCTGTTTGAACGCCACCAACTGTTCTTCTAAGAACAATATCCAAAACATCAATTACAGCGCCAGTTAAGGAATAGCTAGAAGTACCTTCGGTTAAGGCTTGAGTAGTTTGCTCTATTGTCCATTGATTTAAACCACGATTAGCCCATTCAGCTAACATTAAATTTACACTTCTAATTGCTGTTTTTAAATCATATCCTGTTCTTAATTCAAGACCACAACGTTCGTAAGCTTCTTCAATAAACTCAGTTACGTTTGGTTCAAAATGTGTACTACCGGATAACGCCATATTATTTTCTTTTCCTAACTACTTTTTTCTTTTTTACACCAGTATATGACTTTTGATCTTTATTTATTTTTTCTAACTTTTTAGCTTGAGCAGCATGTAGCTTACTTGCTTTTTTTAGTCCTTTTATAACCTCATCTAAGTCTTTGGTGTAGTGCATATTATTCTTCGTATAAATTATTAAAAGTAATTGATGGGTCTAAATAACTCTCATGACCTTCAGCCGAATGCGTCCATTGTGACGGCTTAAAATCTGGAGGTCCTTCGCCTGTAACCCATAAAGCAGGGCTTGTTGCCCTTACTCTATTGTTTGGCAAAGCAATTAAGTTACCTTTCCATTCACAATCCTCAGTTATATATAATACATGAGATTGTTTGTGTTGTGCAGAGTCATCTGCAATTTCATTATTGGTGTAATCAACCGTAAATAAATATTTTGCTTGATAAAAATTAGATCCTATTTTTGCTATCCAGGGAGAAGAGCTAACTCTATCCATTACAATAACTGAATGATCTCTAGACTCACAATCCCAGGGTTGCACTAAATGATCTTCCATAGGTTTTGGGTAGTCTGCCATAGCAATATCTGCTACAAGACCTTGTATGGGCATTCTGGCCCACATAGCGCCACCATGAATGTTGCCTTCGTCCCAATCATCACAATTAGCCTCTTGCCCGGTAAATACAACCTGGAAACTTAAAGATCTATCTGGAATAGTGTTAACCGCTATTGCAAGCGCGTGTATGTACTCATCTTGATATTTTTCGTGATCATGAGTAAATTCTCTCCTTACCCAGCATTTAAAATGCGGGATATTACTTATCAAATGCGGCACTAATTAACTTTGATCAGCTCTTCTTCTGTTTGCATTTCCTGCGACTACAGATCCACCTTTAGACTTTTTCATAACAGCGTTACCTTTAGACATTTTCATCTTGCTATTGCCTTTAGATTTTTTCTTATTAACCTCAGTCCCTTTAGACATTTTCATTACAGCATTGCCTTTAGACATTTTCATTATGCTGTTATTTTTAGATTTTTTCATTATATTTTCCTCTAAGAGATTGTTGTAACTTTTCTTTTAGGTTCCATAACACTACCACAGCCTTTAGCTATAAACCCACCGTTTTTTTTCTTAACTCTATTTTGTTCTGCCATAGCTTTATCTATAGCATCGCCTCTAGTTTTTTCATAAGAGGACAATTTACCATCGTTGTTTAAATCCGCAGGCCCACCTCTTCCTTTCATTTGCCTTGTTTTTGCAGCATCTTTAAAGTTTTTTGAAGTAGGAGCGCCTTTATCTCCTTTCTTACGCATAGTTTCACCGGAACCGGCTGCTATACGTTTCTTTTTTGCGTGTATGTTTGAATATAATCCCATTTAACAACTCCAGTCTTTTCGCGCCCAATAGTTTGCACTACATCTGTCGCTTTTAATTCCACCACTTCTAGCACAATAACTTTTTTTTCTAGATGCGCTGTTTTTATGCATACCCATCTTTTTATCGCCAAAAGTAATACGTTTTACTTTACCACCATCGCTACTAGGACACATAACATAAACTTCTTTACGTTTCTTGTTGTAGCCTCCATTCCCTTGAGGAATGGCCCTAGGTTTATTTAATGTTACTGTTTTACCCTGCCATTCAGCCATTTTTTTTATGCAAAAAATGCAGTCATAGATCCAAAGGTTGCAGTTGTATAATTAATATACAAGCCACCAGTAAATAATAACCCATTATCAGGAATAGTAATGTCTCTAGTTACAGTAGCAGATGCTACAGACCCTAGTTTAAAAAGACTGCTCCCATTTGGAGAAGTATTTACAAACTCTACATTTCCTGCCGTACCAGAACAAACAAGGTTAATACCTTGCAACCTAGTTCTTCCTGCAAAAATAACGTCTGCAACTGCTGCATTTATACCTGCGCTAACATCACCTGCTGGATTACCAACAGCTGTTATTGAGGCTATTGTTCTAAAATATTTAGAACCAGTAGCTGTACTTGCATTGGCACCTGTTATAGATTCTGTTTGATCATCTCCATTTACATCAGTACCTACTACAGTAAATGATTTAGCTGCATCATTGCCAGCAGAAAGGATCGTTACAATCCTTCCGCCAACATTAGTAACAGAACCGCCATCAGCTAACGCACCACCTATAGTAAGTGCTGCATTATTTCCAACTGCTGCTGCTACTGAAATACCATCTGCATCTAAGGCTTGAGCATCGGCAGTTATAAACTTACCCTGAACATCTGAGCCTGTTAATCTACCCGCCATAAGTTACTCCTTATTCAAATATAGTTCTATTAATAGCTTGCCAATGCACATCAATTGCTTCGGCTGCTGCTGCACCAGCTTCTATACCTATGTAAGGTATAAGGTCAACATTATCAGTTAAAGCACCAGATAGAACTGCTGCCGCACCTTCTGCTACAGCAGATACTGCTGTTCCGCCCGTAGATCCTGCGGTAGTTGTAATGTCGTATTGTACGCCATCAACAAAGATTGTTGCTTTTCTATCACTGTCTATGACAATTTTAAGATGGTATATAGTATTAGCAGCTACTGTTATAGGTAGTGCAGAAATAAAATCAGTTCCACCAACTGAATGAACAAAATGCAATAAAGTAAAATCAGTAAACGCTTCTGAGTTAGTCGCGTCAGTCTGGAATTTAAAATACGCTTGATCTGCGTCAGTTGCTATTAATTGGTCATTAGTTAATTTAAGACCTGCCCAAAACTTTTGGTTATCAATAGCGTTAGGATTAATAGAACATTCCCATTCTGTTTGGTTTTCAGTACCCCAAAGAGTATCTGACCAAGCTACAGGATTCGCTAAGTTAGGAGCA